TTCGCTGTCGGTAGAAACACGGGCATAAGCAGCGACTCGTCTTTTTCGGGGAGAGTCAATGGGCATGGCAGTCTTTTTATTGATTCTGGCAGGTATTGTTGTTACTGACTTGACCATTTTTTCTCCCTCCTGATTTTCTTCATGCGTTCACTTGCTTGTTTACGGTGCTCGGGGTCACTCCAGTATTCCTTCATTCCTTTCAAGGCTTTCTGGCGTCGTTCTTCTGTCCAAGGCGTGCCTCGTTTCTTTTCCTCGTAGCTTCTCTTTTCAAAATGTCCGTCACGGAAATGAAAGGAGACGGCATTGTCCGCTATCTCGCAGTAATCCATCGCCTTGTCCATAGCTGCTTCGTCATATTCCTCAAGCCCCAAGACATCACAGACCAGAGCATTCAGCGTTGATTCCTGAATGGTGTTTGAAGGGCATTCACTAAGTTTTGTCCGGCATCTCAGATAGCATACTTTTGTACCATCTTTCAGGGTTAGTTTTTGTCCATAGAAGCTGTTGCCGCATATGCCGCACCTGATGAATCCCGTATATGGGCTTGCTGCATTTTTTATCCTGCGTGCGTCCTTGCTTCGTCTTTGGCGACTGACCTTTTTCCGGACTTCCGGTGTCCAAGCATCCCTTCTTGCTGTGGATACATAGGTGCGAGTGACCAAGCTGCCGTCGCTCATAAAAAACTCCAGCAGATCCTTTCCTGTGACCTCAATGTGGTCGACTTTTTCAAGAAAGAGGTCGTCATCAAATTTGTCCACTCCAAGAACCTCGTTGATGAGTTTCTTTAATTGTTCCTCGTGCAAATCTCCTGTTCCGCAGGGGTTGCCTTGACCCGCTTTCCTTGTAGCGCATATCCAGTAGCGGCTGCGGCCGTTGACGAGTTTTCTGCCGGTTCTCTGGAAGCTTCTGTTGCAGTGCTTGCATTTGATTTTAGAAGTCAAAGCAGTTGTCTTGATATGCGGATTGGCAAAGGCACCCAGCTCCCGTTTCTTTTGCCTTATTTCTTGCACCTTGTTAAATGTCTCCTCGCTTATGATGGCGGGGTGGGTGTTTCTCGCATAGTATTGCGGCAACTCGCCATTATTGTATTTTGTTTTTCCTGAGCCGAAGGTATCAATGTAGGTTTTCTGAAACAGGGTGTTTCCTGTATAACGCTCCTGCTGTAGAATCTGCCGGATGCTGCTGTTGCTGAAGTGTCCTCCCGTATAAGATTTCACTCCCATTTCTTCAAGTTGTTTTTCGGTCTTTTCCGCCGAGATACCATTTAGGTAATTGTCATAAATGAGCCTTACGATTTCTGCTTCTTCCTCGACGATGACAAATTCTTTCCCTGTCCAGCGGTAGCCATAGATGTGAAAAGAGTTCCCGATGCCTTTTTGAAAGTTCTTGCGGATGCCCCATTTCACGTTTTCAGAAATGGAGCGGCTTTCTTCCTGGGCAAAGGAAGCAAGGAGTGTCAGCATGAGCTCACCATCTTCGGAGAGGGAGTTGATTTTCTCTTTCTCAAACCTAACTTCAATCCCTAAGGCTTTCAGCTCCCTTACTGTCTCCAAGAGATCAACGGTGTTTCTGGCAAAGCGTGAGATGGACTTTGTCAGGATAATATCGACTTTTCCGTCCCGTGCGTCCTGCAGCATTCTTTGAAACTCCGGGCGGTCAGTCGTTATTCCGGAAACCGCCTTGTCGGCATACACTCCTGCATATTCCCAGTCGGCATTTCCCTGAATGAGCTTACTGTAATAACTGATCTGAGCGGAGAGCGAATGCGGCGTTCTGCCTTTTTCGATCGATATCCGTGCATAAGCGGCCACACGTTTTTTCCTCGGCGGCTCAATCTTCACGGTGTTCACTTTTTGTATTATTTTCGTCATGAACTATCACCTCCACTCATATACATCACTCTAAAGAGGATAAATAGCAAGTAATAAATGGCCGATTATGGGCTGATATTTCTTTTCAAAATATTGTGCGAGATTGCGGCTTTCTTCGGCTGTAAGAAGCCCGTTTTCAAACAGGTTTTCTACCAGCAATAAGGCTTCCTGATATTTTGCTTCTCTTTCAAATTGCTCTGCGGTCATGAAACACCACCTCCAAAGCGATGGGCGATGTAGCATTCATGGGAGCAGTATTTTCTCTTTTTGTTGCCGTAGGAAATAAAGGTCTTTTGGCAGTGGTTGCAGGTCAGCTCGTAGTTCGCTTTTCTCTTGATTTCCTCCGGGTGATCCTTCCACCAGGAAAGCCTGCACACATCCGAACAGAAGGTTTTCTTCTTTGCTCCGTCGGTTTGCGTGAGCTTCTTTCCGCATTCTTTGCAGAATAAGATTTCTTCAAGTGCGGCTGTGCCGGATCGATTTCCCGTCAGACCGTTTCGTCTGCAATAGGACTTCACGGTGTTGACGGAAAGATCGAGTTTCTGGGCTATCGCCTTGTAGCCTGCACCTTTATCCCTTAGTTTCTTGATGGCTTTTCTTTGGAGGTCATTCATCTTAGACCTCCGTTCTCGTATTTCTTTTTTAGCCATTTCTTAGCACAGTCTTCGCAATAGACATCCGTGTTGCAGAGTGTGCTGTCTTCTTCGCTCAAGACTTCGGCCAAGTCGATGGGGATTTCTTTTCCGCAGACCGGGCAATTCCCGTAGATGTTGTCGTCGGTGAGATAGGTAATCAGCTCGCCGTTATCTTGAAGCGTCAGCTTGGTATAAAACATAATCCGTCCTCCGGTTTCTTTGTGATAGGGAGAACTCCCTTCACTTTCCCCTTGGACAGAACGGGTGGTTTTGAGTAATTAATCTTTCTGGTAGAAAGGACAGGTGAATCCGTCCGCATCAAGCTTCAAGCCTTTAGCCCATTTAGGAGTCCGGCTCATCTGTTCGCAGACAGCTTTGACAGACATATGGGGATCTGCTTCGATGACAATCTCGTCATGGACATGCATGACGATGTCGGAATGCTTGAAAGTCATGAGGGCACCGCATAGGATGTCGCGGGAGATGGCCTGCACGATGTTCTCGACAAGCTTTGCACCGTAAGTCTCGATTCGCTCCCAGCGTTTTCCCGTTCCGACGCCTTCATAGGTGATGGAACTTCCTCCGAAGCGGTTTTCTTCGATGCGGGGTTTCATGTAGAAAAGCTCCCGTCCGGATGGAAGGGTGATGATGAGGATGCCGGCTTGACAGCGGAAACGGATGTTTTTAACTTTTCTTTCTGTCCGCTCCCTAACAGCTGCCAGGCTCGCTCGGTCGACTTCCTGCCAGAGCATAACGATACGGGGGTTTGTTGCACGCCAAGCGTCCACTAAGCCCGGCAGCTCATCTTCAGAAAGCCCCATCTCGATGGCTCCCATCGCCTTCAAAGCTCCGACCGAGCCGCCGTAGCCGCAGGCAAGTTCTGCGATTTTCCCTTTCTGCCTGAGATGGGCGTTGATGCCGTGCTTTTCAACAGGTACACCGAACATCTCGGAAGCGGACTGGCAGTAGATATCTCCGCCTTTCGAGAAAAGCTCTATACGCCATCTTTCATCGGCCAGCCAGGCGAGAACTCTCGCTTCAATTGCAGAATAGTCGGCGACAAGGAAGGTGCGTCCCTCTTTCGGAATAAAGGCTGTGCGGATAAGCTCCGATAATACTTGCGGAATGGAGTCAAAGAGCAACTCCAGGGTTTCAAGGTCATCTTTTTTGACAAGGCTTCGTGCCAGCTCCAAATCCTCCATCTTATTTCTCGGTAGGTTTTGCACCTGAATCAGACGGCCGGAAAAGCGGCCGGTGCGATTGGCTCCGTAGAATTGCAGGAGACCTCTGGCACGGCCGTCTTTGCAGACACAGTCTCTCATCGCTTCATATTTCTTGACGCTTGATTTGGCAAGCTCCTGCCTGGTTTCGAGAACCTCTTTGACATCGCCTGAAGCAGTTTTCAAAAGTTCTTTCACAGCTTTTTTATCAAGGGTCTCCGTCACAATGCCTTTTGATGCCAGCCACTCTTTCAGCTGCAGGACGGAATTGGGATTTTCAAGTCCGGTGATTGCTTTTAATTTGTCCATGCCTTCCTCACGCACGGCTTCATTCATCCGGATGGCATTTTGAGCAAGTTCTCCGTCGATTAAAATCCCGAGGTCGTTGATTTGCTGGTCTCTGTGATACAGCTCCCATTCCGTCTCCAGCATAGGGAAGCGGGAGAGCTTATCATGGATGAGAAGCTCCGTTTCCACATCTCGCTTGTTGTAGGATTTATACAGTTCCCACTTTTCCGGATCATGGCTTGGTAGGTTTCTAATCCTGCCGCCGTTGGCTTTTGTCGGTTTGCAGGGAACAGAGAAAAAGCGGATGAGGTCTTTTCCTTCCCTTAGTTTTTGTTTATCAAGGCCTAAGACCAGGCCGGCCTGCTCCAGCGACAAGGGAAGTCCCAGATAGGCAGACCAGACCATATCGCATCGCCAGGACTCCGGGTCTAGGTAGCGCAAGAATTCTCTTTCATGGCCGAACGGAACGGGCTTTTCTATAGCGTATCCGTTTCGCTGCAGCCACTCCGAGATGCAG